GCACTAAATACATCGTTAAGACCTTTTGCAAAGCCTGTAAGATCTTGTGTTAGTGTTACTTCTTTACGTGCAAACTTTGTAGCTTCATCAACTATATTACCATCATTGTCAAACACTTGTGCGTAAAAGTCATCTTCGTATGCTTTCATCAAGTCTTTGTTGATTTCTGGCAGTTTGATGCCATCAACACTTTGCATTTCTAAGACTCTACGCATCGCTTTTTCACGCATCTTAGCACGACCAAGAATGTAACCAAACGCATCGTCAGTTGCAGCCATGATCTTTGTAGAGTATGTAAACAAGTTATTGTTGTTCATCTGTCTAGCTACGTTAGCCATACGAAATGCAGCTACTTCACCAGCGTCAGCTCTACCACTATCTTCTGCCCAACGACGTAGTATCTCCCAGTTGTCATCTGCCTGTGTATACTCTGAAAAACGTGTCTTGATTGTACGTATATCACCTTTCCAGTATGAGTTTAGTTTTTCTCTAAACAAAGTAAACGACTCAGGTATAGCTTCTATCATACCATTGACCGCAGCTAGGCTCGTTCTAAGTGTAGCAGAGTCACCTTCAAATGGGTAACGTACAACTGCTCCTAGTGCTGTAGCTAGTGGTCGTAAGAATGTTGCAGTAGATGTACCCATGATTGCTCGAACTGGTGTTTTAGGGCCTGATAGAATACTATGACTCATTACACCTTCTAGTTCACGAATCAGTGCACCTGTTCTAGCTGGGCCGTCTGGTGCTAATGAACCACCTTTTAGTATTGTACGTGCCCATCTGTCAAAGTCTTCTAGAGTATTGACATCTTTCATCATAGAAAAAGCTTCAAACAACGCATTGAGTAGGTTGTCATCAGGATCATCTTTTGCTATCTTCAGTACAGACATGATAGAGTCTTTTGTATCTTGCATCTCTGCTGTGATAACTTCGTCTACTATCTGTGATTTTGGTTGTTTACCAGCTTGTAGCTGTCTAAATGCGTCAGATTTTAAGAATCTAGCTTTTTTAGTTTGGTACAAAGCTGTCAACATTGTATCTACAACTTGCTTGGCTGGGCCATCTACATCGTCTAGGCCAACTAGATCTGCTATTTCACGTCCAGCTGTACCTAGATCACGTAACTGCTTAAGTAAAGAACCAACAACTAAGTCACCTATGACAACATTCTTAGATGTCCATATTTCTATACCGTCAACAATGTCAGGTTGAGCTTCTAATAACTCTTTTAGATACTGTTGTGGTGACATTTCTATGGCATTTCTACCCTGTGTTATACGTTGATGACCTTCGATTGCTTCTTTCCATCTGGATGCAAGCTTTGGTATACTACCTTTTACAGCATCAAGTTCTGCCTTGAACTTTGCACTGCTCATCAGTCCACGCATAATACGTTCTACCTGTTGTTCATCTGTAGCACCCTCCATAGCTATACGCTCACGTTCGTATGGTGTTGTTACAGAACCAGTAGATCCTTCTTCTGAACCCCACTCTTTACGAGTACGAGATAGCTGTTCACGAGCTTTTTGTGGTGATACTTCCGTTACGTGTGCTCCTTGGTGTGGTTGAGATATAGGTGCATTTTTATCTGCTCTAAACTCTACTTCGCCACGTCTTAACTGTGCTAGTCCGTTTTGAACTGTTGCCTGTTTTAAGTTTGTGTTTCTGTCCTGTATCTGTTTTACAACTTTTTGACCACCTTTACCAAGTGTGTAAGCAAAACCGTCAAAGAATAGACCTATGCCCATACCTTCGACAATGTTCTTCATCTTCATCACAACTGGATGGTCAGTATCTCTTGTAGATATAGGTGTGTCCATCCAACCATAGCGGTCACGTAAAGCACCTAAAGCGTTCTGCTCATCTGACTCTTTCGATATAAGATCAGATACAGCTCCAACAGCCATACCTCTTACAACATTACCTTTAGATAGTGCTATAAGACCGGCTGGTAGAGCCACTACACCTGATGCTGCCGCAGCTTTTGCAGTTAGTATTGTACCAGCTGCTAGAGATCCAAAGTGTACTAGACCTCTAAGCTGTTTACCCCACCATGTTTTTGTTTCGATTGGATTATCATAACCACCAAAAGGTGTAAAGTCTGGCTTGTATGAACCAGTCTCTTCCTTCTGTCTTTGCATCTCCCCAGACAAAGCATCGACTGTACGTTCTGGAAACGTAGCGATTGATGATGCAGTGTCTTGTAAACCACCAGATAAAATAGACTGACCCTCTTTGATGAGTGCCTTAGCACCCCATGTATCGGAGTTGCGTGGATCAGCCTGTGTGTCAACGGCCTGTTGTTCGGCCTGAGCTTGCTCTGACTTTGCCTGTTCTTCGGCTATTATCCGTGCTCGATAGTCGTCTGATATGTCGTCAGCTACATCACTTAGCTCATCGACCATATCGTCATCTATCATATATTTTCCTGAGTCCATTAAATTGTTAATCCTCCAAAGTCATTGTCGACATAATCTTTGATTAGTCCGTCAAAGAACTTTTCTGTATTGGTAGTTGGTTTTCTTACTTTATCTAAAATTATTTCGTTTATATCACCTTGTAAGTTTTGAAACTGGTTGTTCTTCATGCCTCTAAGATTAGGAAAGAACTGTAATACTTGTGTTCTCTCTTCATCAGATAAGTTAGTCAATCTACGCCAGTCTTTATCAGCATCAACTATTGCACCCATAATACTATTACTCTTGTTAGCTTGTATTCTCATCAAACCAAAGACTATAGCATTTTGAGTTTGCTCATCCATTGTGTCATCTACTCTTATACCACCAGCTTCTACAACTTCTATAAGTTCCTGTGCACTAATGTTATACATACCAAAGTCAGTCGCACCAGCCTTAGCTTTTCTGTACGCATCTGCAACTGTCATTTCTTCTAGTTTAATTTTTGGTTTTGTAAACGGATTACTGTTAGGATCTCTATAGTAGTCTGAATTATCTGTAACTTTCAGAGAGTTAAGCATCTTAGCTTCTATCTCTGTATTATCGTCGTCGTTAAGTAAATTTAGATTCTTAGTCTGATTCTTACGTAGATATAAAAAACGCTGCTCTTGTTCTGTTAGATCAAAGAATGTTTCTGGGTTCTTCATGTTGCTAGTGTCACCCGGGTACATAGCCTTAAATCTTGCAAGAGCGTACTCGTGTGGCATTACATTTGTACCATGAGTTACACTTCTAAAATATTGTGGAAATGGTGTTTTAAAACCACTTTCATAGTAATCATACAACTGATCTAACGCACGCTTCTCATCAATAGACACAAACTCTTTCTGGTTCATAGTAGAGTCTACGCCGTTGTCCTTCAAGAAAGTTTGATCGTTACGTATATCTATAGCTAGTGTAGGTCTAGTAATATCAACCTGAGCTGAATATCCTCCAGATAGTAATTTTTCTAAAACTTTTGGATACTCTAATTGTAGTGCAGCTTCTAGTGTCAAGTTTTGGTCGCCTGCCATACGTTCATTAACTTTTTGAGTTAACTCATACTCAGCAGCCTTAACTTGTATATTCTTCTGTAAGCTAGTCAGTTCTAGGTTAGGATCTCTTTTCGCTGATCGTAGCCCATTGACATAATCTTTCTCTACATTTACAATGTCAAATATCTTGTTTGCCTTCCCTACCTGATTTGAGTATGTCTCATCACCTACACCAGAAGTTTCATCATTTAAGAAATGGTTTGGTAAAGGTAGCGAGTCATCTAGACCTTTAGATTCTAGTTCTCTACGAAATTTAACTTCTTCTTCAGCAAGAGCCATAGTAAACTCTTGATCTGATAATTTTTGTAGACGTAGCTGTCTTACTCTTTCTTGTGAGTTTTTAACTAAAGTATTATATACCTTACTATCAGCCAAAACCATCTCACTCTGTATGCGTGTAAGATAGCCCATGTTGCCATCTATCTCACCCGGGCTGCCTATACCAGCGTTAGCGTAACCTTTAGATACTTTACCTGTAGCTTTGTTAGTAAACTCAGCTTCATTCATAAAGTAGCTAATACCACCGGACTCTAGTCTATACCTTAAATCGTATGTACGCTCTATAATATAATCTAGAGCTTGTTTATCTTTGTTAAATCCTTTTTTAAATTTAACAAGTTGAATCAAACCTGTGTCTATATTATCATATACTCCATCATAGTCACCAGCTCCATTTTTAGAGTTTATGGTTTCTACGATAGCATTATCTACAAATCTGTCATTTTGGTTTAGATATTGCTGGTCACTTATACGTTGCCATTTATTTAAAATCTGCTCTTTTTCTTTTATAAGAGCTGGATATAAACGTTTGATAAAATGTCTACGAAGCTTTCTACTTTGTACATTTAACCCTTTGGAATTTGCATCCATCAGATACTTAGTAACTATGTTTTCTATAGTATCGTCAATAGCATCACTAGCATCTAGTCTGGTTGGTAAGTTAAGAACATTTTTAGCTTGTACTCTATTACTAAGTCCACTAGCTGCAAAGTCATCATAACGTCGTATAAACTCATCTGTTTCTAGACCCGCTAAAGTGGGTGCAAATTTTAGTTTTAGAAAATCATAAACTGCTTCATCATCACCCGCCATTTCTCTTAAGGCAGCTTCTTGTTCAGCTTCATTCATGTCAAGTTTCTTTTCTTGAAATTCTAGAAACTGAGCTTGTTTATCCTTATATATGTCTGTAGCAAACTTAAGTGACTCACGTGCTTCTCTATTTCTTTCACGTACTTCAGCAAACTGAGCAACATTTCTTACTAAGCTACCTAGTGCACTTAAACGATCATTAAAGTTTTTTGCTTTAAGTTCTTCTATCTCAGCAATCGAGTTAAAAAACTGTTCTTGATCTGCTATGTTTTTGTCAATCTGTTTGTTGACTGCCTCTTCCATATTAGCTTCGGTAGAGGCATAGTTACTAACCGGCATATCAGGGATTCTATCCCTTTCTGTACCGACTAAATTAGAAAATGATGAGGTCATACGAGCTCCATATTAACGTCAATTTTACTATAGTCTACAGTTAAATAATTATCTCGTATACCTACAGCCATTGGATTCTTCTTGACAACATCTTGAGCCATAGCTCCACGCCATCTATCTGTAGATCCTTTATAGTTAAATTCATATATCTTGTAACCATCAGGTGATACACCAACTTCTTCTATATTTTCTTTTAGTTTTATATCAGAACCAAAAGCACTAAATATACCAGCAACTTGACTTGCAATGTTCAATGCACCTGTAAGTCTATCTGATGGAGGCATCATAACTGGTGCACCATACTCTGGTCTAATACCTAGAGATTCTCGGGCTTGTGCTTGTTTAACTTGGAACACACGTTTCGCACCTTCTCGTGAGTATGCCATGTTTCGTCCAAATACATTCTGTACTGTAGCTTCAACATCTGCATTTTTCTGTAGTAATTCAAGATATTTTAGTTTACCAAATCGTCTACTACGACCGCCTTCATTTACGGACATCTTGGTAAAGTATGCTTTGGCAGCATCTTCAACTGTTCTTCTACCTTTTCCTTGGGTAGCTAGAGCTTGAGCATAGGCATCACTCTGATCTCTTGAGAGTCCTATGATATTTTGATTTTGTGTTCTTTCTAAAGTTGTTTCTCTGTTCCAAAACTTTAGAGATTCGGACTTGTAACGGGCATCTTTTTCGGCAGCTCGTGCTCTAGCGGCTGCTCTTGCCCCTGCATTAGCGTCTACGCACACGGCAAAATTCAATAAATGTTAGATTGTTTGGCCCATGTTTTAACTCACGTAAAAACTTGAAGCCTAGAAACTTAAGCAGTTTTAAATGTGCTTTGTTTCTCACGTCAACTATATTCCAAAGGAGTGGCTCAGTACGGCTATCGACATACCGTTTGGCCTCTCTTGCGAATGTAATTGGATATCGGTGTATATCAGGAGTGCATAGCATCCATATGTCACCTTCTGCTCCTACTCCCGCCATGCCAGCAGTCTTGCCGTCAGGCACTGTAAAATACACGTAGGAGGGGTTGTGAGCCATGATAGAGGGTAAGAGGGCTGATGGTATCCCATGGCCTTCTTCGACCTCTCTACGGTCATCTGAGCGGAGATTAGAGGCAACCTGAGCGGCAGCCTCCAATGTAAGTGGGTGTATGTAATTAGACACGTTTATAATATTTGGGTGAGTAGTCACCTTCCCAAGATACAGAACGTAATGTAGCTGGAGCTGGGTGTGACGATCGTAGTATTACATCTACGTTTGTGTTCTTTTCATATACAGGTACAGTCTGAATAAACTCTTCTAAATAAGGTGCTGCTGAAGCATTGTAAGCGTTCATAGTTGTTGACTCGTATACTTCTGTATAATCGTTTTTACCTACACGTTCGAGTGTAGTTTCATATAGACCTATCTTACCAAAGTGAAACTTGATTCTATGTAGCACAAGAGATGAGTTTACATCAGCTCTAGAATTATTACCTTCTGATCTGGTAGGATAGAATGTAGGTAATTTAACTTCGTATGGGTATATGTAACCTATAGTAAGTGTAGCACCTGACCAGTTACCCGGTAAAGTAAAGCTTGTACCAGTAACTGTAGGTTTACCATATCTACCAACTCGTGCTGAGTTAGTGTTTGTGTCAATCACAACTAAATCATGATTAGGTGTGGTAACTGTGTTCAACCAAGTTACACCAGTAAAGGTAGTTAGATTCGTAGTTGAGTTAAAGCTGCCGCCGCTAACAGTAGTATGATTATCCACATGTAATAAGAAGTCGACATTATTCTGTACAATAGAGGGATCTGTTTCAGTCTGCACAAGTTTTATACTTTGTAAATAATAATCGCTATCTAAAAAGAAGTATTCATCATTAATAATAAAATGATATA